ATTATTCAAATTTACCTAATGGTACTTCACTAAATTTATACCAATGCACTTTTCCATTTACATGTTGTCTGACTTTGCTTTCACAATAATCACAAATATAAATGTTTAATTTTTTTGTAGGTATAAAAGTTGTAACTGTTTCGCAATGAGGACATTTACCTAATGCTAATTCATCTAACTTAGATGGCATTACGTTGCTTCACCCCAGTTTATACCCATTGCAAGATCAACTTTACTAGGTACTTTTAATGGCACATCATCTAAACAATGTTCCATCTGTTGTTTAATTTCTTCTATGTCAGTTTCTTTACTAATATTAAAACAAAGCTCATCATGTATTTGTAGTAGTGGCCGGTGGCCGGTGTTATAACAGTTAATCATCGCTTGTTTAGTCTGATCTGCTGCTGAACCCTGTATCAATCTATTCAATGCCTTATAAGTCATAGCTCTTTTTATAGAACCTCTTTCATATTTACTTTCAGCTTCCTGTCTAGTCATAGATTTATGGATACCAAAAGTCTTAGGTTCCCATCTGTCAAATCTACAATGTCTTCCTTTAATAGTAACAACACAACCTTTTTTATCAGCTGTAGTCATACATCTATTAGATAACATCTTAACAAAAGGAACCCTTTCGTTATAGGCATTCAAGATAGCTTTAGCCTGTTCTATATCTATACCTAATTCTGCAGATAATTTAGCTTTTCCCATACCATAAAACATACCTAAATTGATAGTTTTTGCCTGAGATCTAGGTATATCAGCCATTTCTGCTACAACCTGGTGAAAGTCTGCATTATCGTTTTCATAGGCCTTTAAAAGCTCATAGGAGCCCTCAAAACCCTGATCAACGCTAGATGCATAGTGTACTACCAGTCTGGGCTCTTGTTGGCTATAATCAAAGCTACCCCACTTTTTACCTTCATCAGGCAAGAAAAGGGCTCTAATATGCTTACCAAATTCCTTATTTCTAGCAGGAATCTGTTGTAAATTAGGGTTACTCATGGATAATCTACCTGTAGCAGTACCTCCAGAGTCTGATTTTAACTGATTAATTTCTGCATGAATCCTACCTTTATGTTCGTATCTTAATATTGAATCAATAAATGTAGAATGAAACTTATTCATCTCTCTAGTCTCTCTTATTAGTTTAGCTAATGGATGAGGACAATTATGTAACCAATTGGTTGTAAAGCTTGGAGCTTTAGTCTTTGCAGTTCTTTCGTATGGAATCTTTAATGCATCAAATGCTTTAGCCACACTTACTGCTGCCCATATCTCTACATCATGGCCACTTATGTCTTTTATTTGTTTTAATCTTTTGTTTTCTTCTTGTATAAAATTTTTCTTCAATGAATCTGCTTTACTGACATCTACTTTAATTCCATGTTCTCTCATTTCAATTAAGATAGGTTGTAATTCAGTTTCCAAACTAAATATATTAGATAAATTTTGTTGTTGTATTTCTATTTTAAATCTGTTCCAAAGTTTTAATGTAAGTTCAGCATCTTGTTCTGCATAAGGACCTACGTAACCTGCAGGTAATCTCCACATATCTGCTTTAGCATCAAGACCCCACTCTTCTGCTTTCTCTCTTAGTTGTGCTTCTGATTTTACTTCTCCTAAATAATCAAATGATAATGCATTTAAAGAATAACTAAATCTATCTTCATTAATTAACGCACCAGCTATCATCGTATCGTAAATTTTACCTACAGGTTTTATACCTAAAGATCTAGTCCAACCAATATCATATGAAGCATTGTGACAAACTTTATCTACACCATTTTCCATTAATTTTTTATACCATTTTAAAGTCATAGCCTTATCCATGTTACCACCAGCTTCATGGCCAATAGGAAAATAACCTTTAAAGCCATCTGCAGCTACAGCTATTCCTACTACTTCACCATCCTTAGTAGCCCATCCTGGTCCTTTAGTTTTAATGTTAGGATCTCTAGTTTCTAAGTCTACTGCTATAATAGATCTATCAGATAAGTCTGGATAACTTTCTGGTCTTTTCCAATCAGATTCTGTTTGATTAAACACTAACTCAGTTGTCATTAATGTATTCTCTTACTATTATTTGTATCATGTATAGATCTTACCTTACGTAAATTAATTCCTTTTGCAAACAAATAACAGTCTGCACAATAAAACTTTTTATTCTCTACACAAATTGCTGTTTTTCTACACTTACCGTGTTCGCATTTAATTCTTTTCTTCATCTAAATTTTTAAGTTTATAATCATAACTACCTTCTTCATGTTCATCAGTAATCCATTTAGAAGAATTCTCAACAGAATATATTTTACTTGTTACTAATCTATTAATTAAATTTTTAGATGGATCTACACCCATAGATGCATCAAACATTTTTAATCTGTTGTTTGGTTGTATAGCAAAGTTACCATCCTCTAATTCAAGAACGTGTCCACATTTATGTTGATCTGGTTTTTCAGCATAACCAAAATTTAATTCATTAAAGTCTCCTGCACACCAATCTATAGTAAAAAGATATTTACCTTTTCTTAATACTTTTCTTCTTGATGTATACTGCATAGTAGCACCAGCTAATTCATAAAAAGTTGTAACACTTACATTGTAACTAAAACTATCCCACATAACTACTTCATCTAATGGTAATTCTTTCACACCTGGTTTAGTACAAAATGCAGTAATAGGTGCTCGCCACCATAATCCACCATCTTCCATTAAAAAATGAAACAAAGGTACTCTGTTTGGTATAGAACTAAAACCAAATACTCCTACTTCAAAATATTTATCATGTGAATCTTTTTGATCTCTTAGGTAATTACCTCTAACCCAACATTCTATTACTGGTATATTAGCGTTTAGATAAGCCATTTTTATTATCCTCTTTTAAGTGTTGTATTTCTAAATCACAATAATGTTTTATCTTATTGAGATCTTCGATTGTTTTACCCTTAGTTAAGTATCTACAGACATACTTTATTACATTTGCTTGAAAAGGATTCAAGCCATTTTTTCTAATAAAAGTCCATGGTTGAATAATAAATTTTTTATAATGGGATCCTCCGACTTGCTTTCCGTCTGGAAAAGCTTCGTCAAACATATCTTTGCTACTCATTTATAGTTCTCCGGTTGAAATTAGATGCAAGACGCCCCAAAGGAAAAAAATATGTATGGTTAGTAGAGAGTATATGTAGGGATGTCTTAGACCGTGTAATACCAGTATACCACACCCTCGCTTCAGCCATCTTGTCTTTGAGGTTCTTGGTTGAAAAATTAGATGGCCAATTAGCTTTTTCATATATTAGTACGTTGTCTGCCTCCCCACCTTTAACTGAGTGGATTGTGTCGATTATTATTTTTGCTTTTTCATTAAATTGAATATTTCTTTTTAACATACTTTCAAAATAATCCAAGTCTCGCACAGTAAATTTTCTGTTTAAGACTTTCCACCAATCACTCTCGGTAGTCTCTAAACCACAATTCTTTTTTAAGAATTCTAGATCTAATGGTTGATTAGGATGAATATCTGACCAAGCTTTATTGTCAATTTTTCTCCATCCTTTTTTGATTTGATCAATAAAATCATACAAAACACCTACCTGTTCTTTAGTTATGCTCTCACCTTTTTGTAAGGCTAACCAATGATTTATGGCATTCCATTTGTTTATATTGAACGATTTATTTCCCCGCATATCTTGGAAGTATAAGCCTTTTTGCCTAGCATATTCTTTAAGCTCATCGACATTATCACCAACTCTGCCTAATACAAACCAAGTTCCTTCTAGTGTATCAAAAGGTACTTCGTTAAATCTACTATAAGTTTTTATTGAACCCATAGAACTATTAGTTGAGGTAAATTCTTTTTGTTGTCTCTCAGGTATAAATTTTAATATTTCTTTAGAAAAATTAAGTATTGTCTCATTTAATCTATATGATTTATTTAATATAAACACTTTGCCTGGAAAATCTAAAAAACTTCTGACTCTAGCTCCGTTCCATTCATAAATCGCCTGGTCATCATCCCCTGCTAAATAAACTCTGTTAGCTTGAGCTGCAACCTTATCTACAAACTGCCACTGTAAAGGTGTTAAATCTTGAGCTTCATCTACTATAAACACTTTATAAGATGGTGGATTTACTTCTTCTACATACTTTTCTACCATATCAGTAAAATCCATCTTATTATCTTTTTTAAATTTAATATAGTTTCTTATTATGTCCGTGAATTGTTGTAGCCTAACTTTTTTTAATGGTTCTGCTTTGTATAATGCAATTGGATCTACTAACATATTTCTAGCTTTGTCATAAACTCTTAACGACCAGTTATTAAATACTTTATGATTAGCATCTTCTTCAGAAAAATTTGCACTTATAGTTCCCCAATCAGTATGAAACTTTAACATATCTACTCTTGGATCTAACACAGGTAATGAAGATAATTCTTTTTTACAAAATGAGTGTATTGTCCTAAAGTTATTAAAGTCATCTTCGTTGTATTGTTTAAATTTTTTTAAAACTCTATCTACAGCTTCGTCTATTGCTTTGTTAGTAAAGGATACATAAACCATTTCATGTGGTAACACTCCTAACCTTAACTGTTTTTCTACTATCTTTATTAATCTAGTAGTCTTACCTGTACCTGGAGGACCAAATATCTTAAATGTTTTACTGTGAATCTGGGTCAAAAGGTGCTGCCTGTTGGTTGAAGCTGACGTTACGTTCTTTAACATCAATTTTTATTCGTTTAGGTATCTTCCACAATCGACCTTTATACTCTTTGTATTGTCTTATGTATTCAGCTCCATTGTCAATTAATAATTCTTTTACTTCAAAAGGTTTTAAGTTGTTACCATCTTTCTTTAAAAACTTTTTAAATAACTCTGCTCTAAAAAATAAATGGCCCTCTTCCTCAAATACATAATCTGTTTGTGTCTGTGTTATGTCATCAGCTAATTGACTGTCATCTATAAAGTTTCTAAATAGATAATCAAATTCGTCTTTGTCATCGTCTGTAAAGTCATAACCTTCTACAGCAGTTTGAATAGATTTAAGATAGTTTAACCATAAACCAAACTCTTCTGTTTTCATTGTCTTCCATACAATATCACAGTCAAATAGTTCTGTTTTTAATAATTGTTGCTGACATAGTTGCTGGCCTGTTAATCTTACAGGTTTTTTGTCTATTGTTAAAATATATTTAGGTGGTTTAGTACTTATCTTTTGAAATGAATCTACATGAAAATTATAATCCTTTTTACCTATACCTAATTTTCTTTTTACACATGCAGCTTGATCGCAATATTTTTTAGCAATAGGAGAGCTACATTTGTAGTTATAATCTTTGTCACCACTTAAACTTTTTATAACAGTTATCTTTAATTCTTTTGGATCTATTCTATCATCACCCCATGACTTATTAACATCACCTAATTCATCTTCCCATGCACCATCCTTACCATGTTTTTTAAGCATACAAACACCAACATTAAACAATGCTTCGTTTCTACCATCACCTGGCTTAACTGCATTTTTAACAAAATTTTGTACACATGGCGGGTAATCTGCAAACTCTTTATCTTCGTCATTTAATTCTTCTAATTCTATTTTGTAAAAATCTTCTGGCTTAATTAAAAAAGGCTGTACCGCTTCTTGTAATTTTTCTATAGGTATCGAGTGGCCGGTGTCATCTATTGCATGTCTTGTAGTCATCTCAGCATTTTGATAAGGAAGATTTAACCAATTACCTATCGTACCTAATTCTACATTTATTGTTCTTTGTTTAGGAAATATTTCACAATCAGCTAAACCTAATCTGCTAGCTAACTTAGTTAGTTTATCAATCATATCAGTTGCTGGAATCACACCATCGATATGTAAAAATATATGTAATCCACCAGACTTAGATCTGTAAGGAAACAGTGGTAGTTTTAATTCTCTAATTTTATAAATAACTTTTAATGGATCAAATCCATCATATTCATCGACATCTATACAACCCCACTTACAGTTGTTGTCTTTCATAATAGGTACAATACCTAAAGACAATTCTCCATTAAGATGTTTTTGGAATAATTCTAAAGTAACATCTGCCTTCTTTGTTAATGCTCTACCTTCAGCTTTACCATCGGCCCTACGAGCTCCGGAGAGCTCGTAAGTACCATATGCTGACGTTAAGCCACCAAAAAGTTCACTAAAAAAATTTAGTGAACTCATTAGAATGGTGCTGTGCCAGTTTGTGCTTGTTGTTCTTCGGTAAGGTTGACCTTGGCATTACCTTTTTTACACGTATCATAAAATGCCATCGCAGCATTCATGAGCGCATCATTAGGAATGTCTTTGTTGTGGTCAACTTCCCAACCAAACCAAGAACCCAAAGAGTTCTTTTCTAACACAGTTCTCAAAGTATAAATTTGAGACCATGTAGGTGGTTGGAACATACCTTTACTGCCTTTCCTCCTTTGAGAGAGCATCATAGAATTCCACTTCTTAGACTTTTTAGCCTGAGTAGCTTTCATTACTATGACAGCAGTATCGGTTGCCATATCATTCTCATCAACCATTAAAACATAATGATAGTGAGTTGGCTCGATATAATTACCATTAGGTAATCTATCTTTCCGATCGTCACCCCTAGTTGTTTTAGTCATTATATCCGAATCAGCAGGATATGAATTAACAGGTGCAACAGAATTCTGTGTACCCCTATCAGCCCATTCAACATATTCGAATTTAAAGAAACAAGGAATAGCCTTAAATCCTGTTTGCCCATCATAGAGCTTATTTAAAACAGAATTAATAACCATACCTGGTCTTGCCTCACTAATAAACTTCGCATCACCTTGAGTGACATGAGGAGAATTATTAGTAAGTATTTTTAAAAACGGAAGTGATACATCTTTTGATGTAATGTTTTCCGCTCCTGCACCTGCGAACTGTTCCATGTTTGAAACCATAGGTGCTTGTGCTGTTGCCTTAGTTGCAACTGCGTTGGCTTTTTCTTGTGCCATGTGTTACCTCTTTAGTTGTTAGTTGTTAGTTTTTATTTTAGTTCGGTTAGCAATATACAATCCAAAAGTTTCAGATGGTATAGTTTTATTCTTCTCAATTTGCTCTTTTACAAATCCTCGAAGAGTTTGCCAATGAACGTCCTGTTTTTGGTCTACGACAAGACCTTTGGATTCTAA